CTTGACTTGCGCTTGAAATTCATTACGCAAGTCTTTCTCATTTCCAAATGTCTTGCCTTGCAATGGAATAATTGGTTGTATCCCAAAAGGTGTTACTTGAGGTGCGCCAGCACCGCCAGTAGGTGCAACGGCACTAGGTGCGCCACTAGGTGCTGGAGCGCCAGTAGGACGAGGAGCACCGCCTACACCGCCACCACCACCGCCAACTTGGAAGTAACCACCAGCTTCTGCACCACCAATAATTTGTGGCGCAAGTGTCTTGGCGTATGTTTCGCCACCAGTAAGTTTTGACTTGTCAACAGCCACCACCTTACCGCCAAGTTCTTGCAACACAACATCACGCTTCGGACCATATCCAGCAACGGTTTGCAAACGTCCAGTATCAAACTGTTGAACCATAACTGGTTTACCAGTTACTGCATCTGTCACCTCAAATGGTGATCCTGTAACCTTTTCTATTGGCTTGATCTTTTGAGCCTTTTCAAGATACTTTGTGGCCTCTTCTGTCATGCCGTATCTTTCAGCAATTTTGTATTTATTCATTGCGTCTTGATACAGCATCTCTTGCTCAGTCATCTGAGGTGCAGGCACTCTATATTGCTGACCAATTAAGTTTGCACGCGCAACGGTAGGACCAGCAGGCATACCACCAACAGATATTGCTTGCTCTGGTGTAATGGTTGCCACTTCTCCTACTGGTTGCTGTGGTTGAAGTTGTTGTTCTTGTAACGCCTTGCGAAAGTCCTCAAGTCTTTTAGCCTCAAGTAATTTTTGGCGTACCAATAAATTCTGAATAGCACCTTGCTGTGCCTGTTGATACCCAGCAGAACCAGCCTGTAAAGCACCGCCAAGTGCTTGGCCTACTGATATAGGTTCACGCCTTGGACCACCAGAAGCAAGCAAAGCAGACGCTGCTTGTAGCATCGCTTGGTTTTGAATGTTGCTCTGTTGCTCTGGCGTGAGGAAACCCTCTAAGCCACTACCACCAGAACCAAAAAGTAAGCCAGAGAAGTCTGTCAATGCCATGTCTTACCCCTTACCCTAAGAGTCCCAAAATGCCACCAATACCAGCCCCATAGCCTGCGTACTCAGTTCCTAGTTTGTCACCACCAATGAGCCTGCCTAGAGTCGCACCACTTAATGCGCCACCAAGTCCTGAGACGGTTGGGTTGCGGTACAGAGGTGTTGTTGATGTGCCACCAATGTTTGCTGGTTGCAAGCTCAATGCGCCTTGCGCCACGTTCAAACGCTCTAAACCTAAGTTGCGTGCTGCATCGAGCTTTTGTTGCTCGTACTGCTGGCGCAATGCCTCTTGTGAGAGTCCAAGGTTTTGCGCCTGAGTAAATCCTTGTTGGCGTAGTTGAGCAATTGCATTTGTTGCGTTACGCAATGCTGCTTCGTCTACCAAGGAGCGAGTAACTGCTTGTCTTGATCCACCAAACGCTCTAGCACCCGTGGCTTGTGCGCCTTCCTGTGCAATTTGCATCTGTCTTGCGCGTTCAATGTCACCAAGAGTTCCTTGGATGACGCTTTGCTCATATGGGTTCATGTACTTCTGAACCATGCCTAAGTTGTACTCAGGGAATGGCGCAAACTGTCGTGGCGCTAGTCCAGCAGCCGTTGCTCTTGCTTCTGCAAGGTTTTGCAAGTAAGCAGCCTTGACTTCTGGGTCAATGGATGTTGTTGTTGTAGATGATGTTGGTGTGCTACCAGTCAATGCCTTGGCTGCGGTGAGTCCTAGTCCTGCTGCTGATAATGGGTTTTGTTTTGCCCAGTCTATTGCACCACTAAGTAAATTTGTTCCACCACCAGAACCAGCAAGTCCTGCTAATTGCGAGGCTTCAATTGATCCAGCAGCGGCAGCAGCAGCTTGTGCTGGAGTTAACGCTTGCGAAGCAAGATATGCGTTATCCGCAGCTACTGCTGCATTTGCACCAGACAATACAGAACCTTCAGCACCTACTGGTAAGCCTTGGCTTGCTGCATAAATAGCTGCTGCAATTTTTGCCTCTTTCGGTATGGCGTCATCAAGACCAGTTAATGCTTTATCAACGCCACTAATAACGCTTTGGCCTAAATCGCCAACGCCACTCACTACATCACTTACGACACCACCCATAACATCTCCCTTGTCACACCACGTTGGTGTAAATAAAAGCCTTCGATCCGTCTAATAGTTTTATTTGACATTTCTCAGACCAGCCAAATGACTTGGCAAATCGTGCAAGTTTGATGTCATCTTCGCGTATCAGCGCGTAGATAGGCTTCCCAATCAAATCCTCAATAAGAGCAAAATCCCTCTGACATGACCTCTTGACTCCACCAGACCACCGATGTATGTCAATGTGAAACCAAAGAAGTCCCTCAAAAAACTCTAAGTAAAAGATGTAATCCTTTCGGATACATACAGTTACTTTTCCCGCCTTCAGTTCATTCAATTCTAAGTCATCGCTTACAAATTTTTGTTCATAAAATCCCTTTGAGTTTCCTCTTTGGGATTTCCTCGTTATTTATCATGTCAAGCAGTCCCCTGCCATACTTCTGGACGGCTGATTTCTTGATGACATATTCGCCTAGTTGCGTCTTGCGGTATGCGTCGTCTGGTCCTGCTGGATTCTTGCCAAAGGTGTTTTGTCTTGTAACCATGCCCTGTATGTACTCAGGCATTCCAATTAAGCCACCAATGTAGTCGCCACTACTGCCATCGCCACCACCCCCAGAGCCACCGTCACCACTAGATGAGCCAGACGATCCGCTATCACCGCCAGCACTACCAGTACCATCACTACCGACAGAATCTCCTCCAGTAGACCCGCTATCGCTAGATGACGAAGAAACACCACCTTCGCCACCTACATCGCTACCCATGCCATTAGAACTAGCGCCAGCAGGACCATCGACTCCTGCTGCTGTACTTAATCCCATAGCCGTAGCTATATCGCTTGCTATATCCATTCCATTTGTTGCGTTAACTGAATTGACGCTAGTTGAAGATATTGCATCCATCATTGCGGATGCAATTGCTGATGCCATAGGGGAAATAGCAGTCATATTAGATATTGCGTAACCAATATCTCCTATTGCAGAGCCAGTTGGAGAACCTATTGATGGAGATACAGATGACGAAGTTGAATCACCACCATAACCTAATAATCCTTCATTGCTACCAACATAGAAACTTTGAGGACCATTGAATTCATAATTTCCATAAGAAGGGCTAAGTAAACCATTGATATCATGTATATTTTGCGTGAAATAACTAGGATATTGCATCTTTATTACCTCTTGCCCATTGGTACAACATCAAATCTATTTATACCTACACGCCAGTCTTCTAATACATTGCCCGTATAACGCACTTTGACCTGTCTTGCTGCAAATCTTACATCTGTTGGTTGTGATGCCGTATACGGTCCATAAGTCGTTTCAGTCAAAGTCGGATACATCCGAGTCTTGAATGACACCACGACTTCACCCAAAGTCTGCTCATCTGGTATGACTCGACGCACCGACATAATGTTTTCACCAGCACCAATCTCATAAGGACCAGACTCAGCGAATGGCGTAGAACCGTCATATCCATAGCCTACTTCATGCTCATAGATGTAACCATCTGACGAAATCATCAAAGGATTGGTAAATACGCCTCTGTCAGTTCCAGCAGTCCTCGCCAAAGAACCAATCGCCCAATGGTTCTCGCGGTAGTTATAGACGACATAGGAGTCGTTTTCATTGCTGGCGCTAGATGGGTAAAACCAGATGATCTCGCCATACTTACTGTTGTGGACAGCATAGATTTTTGAACATTGGTTGTAGTTGATGTTTTGGAAGATATAGTCGCCAACATCTGACACCAAAGGCTTGACATAACCGTCGTACACCCAGAATCCTGACTTAGACATCCAAATGGCTGCCGTGTCAATGGCTGCGACTGCCTGAGAGCTGATCACGCCACAACCTGATCCAGCCTTCTCAAACGAATAAACATAGGGCAGACCGATGTAAGTCGCCACATGGATATCCACATCGGTAAAGAGCAAATTGATGCCTCTGACGCGCTTACCGCACTTGAGAGAGCCTACCGAGTTAATCTCAAAATCACCAGCCTGATTGGTAGTCGATGGCGTCCAGACGGTATTGTTTTCTTGGTCACACCACGCTACTTTGCGGGGATTTCCTGACGCGCCAAGAGCAAAGACAAAACGCTCTGCCGTAGTCATCACGGCAGCGCAGGAAGTCGGAGCATTGGTAATTGCCACAGCCTTTGTTGGCGTAGAAAAGCCTAGTTGCCATTCAAGTAATTTACCGTCAGCAGATGAACACGCCACCAAATACTCGCCCCAAGAGTCCATCGTCCAAGTGGTTGCTGGAATTACCCCACCCAAGTCTGGACGCGCTACACCATAAGAATATGATCCATAAGTACCGTATCCATAGCCAGTCTTTAGTGTTGCGTCTGTAATTCCAGTCGTAAAAGTCGTAGGGGTAATGTCCTTCAAAACCCCATCTTCATTCATTACATAAAGTTTTGATGGCGTCCCAGCAGCGATCCAACGCGACCCAGAGTTATCACGCCAAGCCAATAAACCTCTGGCAACGCCAGTCATTTGACTGCTTGATCTCTTGCGCCACCCACCCCAAGGTCTTAATGTGTTCTCAAACCAACGCACAAGGTTGGAGTCGTACCACCGACCCATAGACTGATATTCAGTTCCATTGCGGTATACGCCAGCAGGGATTTTGAGAGGTACGAGTGCCATAGGGTCTAATTATGCTGAAAGATTGGACACAAAGGTCATTGTCGCAACGATTGAAGCCGTGGACGGTCTAGTTGGTGATGTTCCTGCTGCATAGGCTTGGATGGTCACAGCCGTATTCGTAGTAGACCACCAAATCTCCACAAAGTCGTTTGCATTGAGAGTGACAAAATAGTTCCAGCCAACAATGATATGACCGTCAATTCCACCATGAGAGTTTGGAACACTAACAAATCCAGTCGACCCATCTATATCTATACCAGCTCCAGAAGCGTCTTTACGCAACCAAATGCTTACATCATGCAGTTGCGTATCGGTGTTTTGCATTTGCACGCTAAATTGCAAGTTATAGATACCAGCCTGTGCGACAGTCAGTCTCGATGCCTTACCGCCACTTGTCACGACAGACACGCCATTGGAGAAGTCTGTCGTGTTAAATGTCATCACCGTGGCGGTGTTAGCCGTAGCCGTCTGGTCTGTGGAGTCTTGAAACGCGCCATAGGGAGCATTTAAGAACCTCGCACCACGCGGTGACGCAATGTTTTGCAAGAAGTTACTTACCTTGGTGAAGTAAGTTCTCAGAGATGCATTTGTCTGGGCAACAGTCAGGCGCTCATACTTGTCTTGCGGGTTAGGCAAGTCTGGTATGGCTGGCGTCTGAAGCTGTTGGTAGAGATTCGTCATACAGCCTTGTTGTATTCCTCTTGCGTCAACAAACCTATGGCGTATTTGTTCTGAGGTCTAAAGATGGTCAACTTCTGACCACGCATCTCAGGCGCAAAACTTATATGTGTCCAACTTGCGAATTCGTGGATCATCTGGTCAAACTTGATGCCTGCTGCCTCGATAGCCTTACAGACCGCCAAGGGATTGCCAAAGTCCTTGCAAGTAAAGTCAATAGCCCAGCCGTCCATGTGAGAGGAAATCTTAGACCCGCCAACAGCCACATTAACTTCTGGCAGACGCAACCAAGAATTGACATGGATGGACTTACCCAACAACTTCCTTATCTCCTCCATGCCAGCAGCAGCCTTCTTCATGTTCTCTAATTGTTGCGGGGAAGGCTGATTGCTGATACCCATTCTTATGGCGGTGTCAGAGTGCGTTGCCTCCTCAAGACTGAAATGCTCACTTAGTTGCATCGTCTTCCCCCACAATTGCCTGCGCCACGGCAGCAGTTGCCTTGCGTCCAGATATACCACCCAAAGTTCCAACGCCCATAAAGGCAATGGCTTTCAATATCTCTAAGAACACGCCATCAATGGGTGCGAGTTCTGGGTCTTGCTTCTCAAAGCCTATCAACCACAACACGCCAAAGGCAATGACCATGACCATGATGGTGATAGATCGCACTACAAATGCCCAGACATGGACTTCTACCTCTTCAACGGTTGGCTTTTCCTTTGGTTTATTTAGCCACGCCAAGATAAATTCTTTCATTTTGCACCTTTCATCAGTTCTTCAGTTTTAGCCTTACTACCAGCAGATGAACCCCTGTGGAAGTTCACAACCGTACCCGTCAAAGTCCAGAGTGATCCAAGTGCGGTGAATGCCATTGACTTGTTTTGCTCTGGCACGCCAATGATAAAAACCACAAATGTCATGGTCAATGCACCAGCAATGATGGCCACATCAATGACATAAGCAATATTCTTGGCGAGCCATGATGCGGTTGCAGAGTTCTGAATCTCTGAATTCATCTTTCTAGCGTCAGCAGTATTGGCGGCATCAATCTTTGCCATCTCCAACTCTAGTTCTGCTAACTTCTCTGCCGCCTTTGGATCGCCAGCAATAGCCTTCGCAACAGCATCAACGGAATCAGAAACGCCAAACTTACTAGCCAAAGCGGTAACAGCAGCCCCACCCAAAGGGCCAGCGACAGCAGTTGCCAGCGAGGGTGCGACACCTTTGAGAAGACCGAGTAACTCATTCATTTTGACCCCTTCAATTCTTCCTTGAGCTTGCGTAACTCTTTGATCTCTTTCTTTAGTTGCGCCTTCATGTAGAGTGTCTCAATGTAGGCAATGCTGGTTGCTGCAACGATGATGCACAACGCCACCGCACTTAGAACCCACCCGATAAGACGCGCAGTTGCCACATCAACCACCCAAAGATCAAAGATATAAACACCACTCCAATTGCTCCTGCCGTTATCTCAATGCAACGTATCTCTTCGCGTTCTTGCTTCCATCTCGCCAATCTCGCTCTGCGAATCATCTCAGACCTAGCCCATTCCTGCTCTTGCTCAATCTTTTGATACATCTTCAAGAATCGGCTATACAAATCCTTCAACTCTGCTGGCGCATAGACCATCGCCTCTCTAACTTGCTCAAATAACTTCTCCATCTGCAATTCAATTAAGGCACGCTCAATTGCCTTCTTGCTGGTGTTTTGCGTTGGATCGTATTTGGTCTTGCTCTCCTCTTCTAATTCTGCGTAGTGCTGGTTGATTGCTTGCTGCGCGTCAAATAGGACACCAAGTTTTTCGCCAATGTCCTTAATGAGATTAAGTTCCATCTCTTCGTAGGACTGTTGCTTGGCGGTTGGCTTTGCCTTCTTTTGCGCCACAGGCTTTGGCGCATCTGTCTGAGACTTTGTTTTAAATAGTCCAATGAACCAATCAAAGATGCCTTTGATAGCCTTAACGTCAGAGATGACGCCTTCAACAGTTTTCTTAGCTCCTTCCAGCTCCATGCGACCTTCGTGAAGCATTGCACAGCCTTGCTTGATAAAGCCGACTGCGCTTTGCGCCATAAGGAGAAGGGAGAAAGGGTCAATCTTTCACCTCTTTATAAATCTGGTATATCTTGTGACCGATCATCAAGATGGTGTAAATCAGCGTAGCCCACAGCACCAGTTCGCTTACCTGATAGCCTGCAACGGTTGCAAGCGATACGGTGACTGGCGGTGCTACCTTGGCGACGATTGCGGTTGCGCCTTCGGTTGTGTGTTCTGTGGTCATGTCGTACCTTCATCCGCTGGCAAAGGCTCGTTGCCCTCTTCCAGCCACTTTAAATAGGCTTGGTAGTCTGTGTTAGCAGGATCAAATGGGATAAATGCGTTGTCTGCAAGTCTAATAACCCCACTAACTTGGCTTGTTAAAGAATCATTTCTTAATTTATACATTTACAACTCCGCAGAAATAGATAAATATGCGCCAGAATTTAAGTTATAGGCAAAACATATACCTGAACCACTAGCATCCCATTCAACCCTTGATGCATCTACGCCACTAGAAGCAACATATAAATTTGCCGCATTTGAGTAACTCCAAGTTCCATTTACAGTAACAGTAGGAGATGCTCTTTTATTTACTTTGTAATAAAAAGTTGAGCGTTGATTGCCAGAGGTAGCACCACCAGCATATGTTTGAAAGAGAACACTATTTGAAGTTTGTCCAACAATCTCATAATACCGCTGGCACAAAGCCAACTCAGTACCATAAGGTCTGTAATCAAACGATGTTGCGGTACTGCCTTTTTCTAGTTGTACGCCTGTGACTTGCCATG